TCCACCGTCACGAACACACAAGGCTCCATCACTAGTCAGGTGAGAGCGAATGCGAGTGCGGGGTTTTCGGTGGTTACTTATACGGGGACGGGCGGCACCGGCACTGTTGGACATGGGCTCGGCGTCGCGCCATCCATGATTATCGTCAAAAACCGCAGCAATGCTGTTAATTGGGCTGTTGCTCATGCAGGCATTGATAGCAACAGATGCCTCAATCTTAACAGAGACGTTGACTCATCAACGGTAGGCTTTCTTGGTCTCGATAAAAGTAGCTTTACGTCTACAACTTTTACAGTCAATTACAGCGACACAAGTACAACTGTCGTCAATGGCTCAAGCAATAACTACGTCGCCTACTGCTTCGCCCCAGTCGCGGGCTACAGCGCGTTCGGCAGCTATACCGGTAATGGATCGAGCGATGGCCCCTTTGTGTACACAGGGTTTAGGCCAAAATGGGTAATGATTAAAGGCATAAGCGGCGGAGATCATTGGTATTTGTATGACTCAGTTCGGCTTGGTTACAACCCACGCAATGAGCAGCTAACACCAAATCTCTCGGACGCAGAATATGACGCATTGAGTTATCCCAATATCGACATCTGCGCCAACGGGTTCAAACTTAGAACAACAATCGGAGGCAGAAACTCTAGTGGGGTGCTTTACGCCTACGCCGCCTTCGCCGAATCACCCTTCCAATACGCCCGCGCCAGGTGAGTAGCGAACACTCCTAGCCACCCCGCCTAAACTCAAACCAACGCGCCACGCTCATGTTCATCCTCGACGGCAAGCCACTGAGCCCAGACGTGGCGTTTACCCACGACGGCATCCAATACCCCGCCAACTGGCTCCGTCTTGCCACCCCCGAGGAGCGGGCCGCAATCGGAATTACCGAGGTGCCCGATCCAGTTCCCTACGACCAACGCTTCCAGTGGGGGTGGACCACAGGCGGCCAGCCGATCTGGAAGGATCACACCCAGCTGGTGGAGCAGTGGACGCAGCAGACCCGTCACACCGCCAACACCCTGCTGCAGCCCACCGACTGGATCATCATCCGCGAGGCTGATAACGGCAAGCCAGCCGATCCCACAATCAAGACCTGGCGTGAAGACATCCGCCTAGCGGCTGGCACCAAGATCTACGAAATTGAGCAAACGGCAGATACACCTGCCCTTGCCGCTTACGTCACAGGGCCTGACTACCCGGTCTGGCCAATTCAGGGCGTCGCACCCGCCCCAGCCCCGGAGGACACGATTGCGTTCAGCGGCGGTGTGACGAGTGGCGCGTTTGGAGCTTGATACCAGGCTGGCTTGCCCGTTAAAGGCCGGTACTCTGCAGGGGTGCAGCAACTGACGCCCCTGTGGACCCGGCCACAATCCTTGCCCTCATCGGTTTAGGCGGCTCGGGTGTAGCCGCGCTCTGGAAGATCGCAAACGGTCTCGGGCGATTTGAGTCGCGCACCACAACAATTCTCGAAGGGGTGCAGACGATGCTGCAAGACCACGAGACCAGGCTCCGCGACCTCGAGCGCACCTGATGGAACACCTCACCGACTACATCGCACTCGCCGTTGCCGTTCATGGCGTGGCCCTGGCGGTGGTGAACCTGACCCCCACTCCAAAGGACAACGAAGCCCTAGACGGCTACACCCGTGCAGTGGTGAAGGCCTACCGAGCAATCGAAATCCTGGCCGGCATCATCAGCCCGCGGGTTAAGCGGTGACCAAGCCCAAGAGCAACCAGCAGCAGATCCACCGCGAACCGATCTGCAAGAAGACGCGCCAGGGCAATGGCCGCGGCAGCAAGCCCAGCCATGGCCGCAAACAACGCCGCGGTCAAGGCAAAGGTTGATCGCCCTTATCGGCCGCTTCCAGAGAAGCTATCCAGCTGTCGAAGGCCTCCCTGGAGGGAATCTTGGCGGGCAATTTGAGCCACCGCCTTACATCAACAGGGCAGCGCAGAAACACGCTTGCGCCCTTGGTGTAGGCGATGAAGAACCGCCCGTTCCAGTCCTTGCCGGTCTCAACCGTGGTGGCCGGCCCCAAGTGCAGGCGTTCTCTCTTCATGGCTGACAGGTGAGATACCAGCCCCCGCTGCCACCAGGCATCCAGCGGGGATTCCAGTTCTTGCGGCTGTAAGCCAGGCCAGCACCTTTGGTGTTCTTGCTGTAGCCGCCCTGGACAAGCAGGGCCTCACCGTTGGGATCGTTGTGGATCCAGGCGGCATCGGTGTAGCCAATGATCACGGTCCAATGGCCGCCGCCTCTGGGCGCCGTGGACGGGCCTTGATGCAGCCAACCAACCGCCACTGGCCGGCCCTGGTCAATCTCACGTTCCAGGGCCGCGGGGGTGCCGTTGGTGTGGAAGTCGGCCTTGAGCCCCAGCTCGCGCAATGCAGCCAGCTGGGCTTGGGCGCTGGTGGTGTCCCCATGTCTGGCACGCACCTTGTTGTAGGCATCGTCATTGGCGACCTTGCCCCAGAACATCGCCAACATGGCGCAGCTCGAGGAGAAGCACTCCCGGTAGCCAGTGCCGCTCTTGTTATCGAGCTGGCTCTGCCACTTCACCGTCAGCGGGTTCTTGAGCAGCGCCGGCAGCTTGATCGGACGCTCCTGATCCATCAAGGCAATCAGGCGCTCGCTGTAGGCCGGCAGGGTGGCGTAGCCCTGGCGCTGCAGCTCCTTGGCTGCCTCGTTGCGGTTCGCAGCCCGGTTGATTCCCTTGTGCTCTTTCCAGTCGAGATACCACCGCTCGACCAAATACTTCACCGCTGCATCCAGCGAGTCGAAGTTGACGAAGGAATCGTCGATCGTGATCGTCTTGCCGTTCACCACCTCCTGCGTCTTCTTGACGGTGCCCGGACCCTTCAAGCCAAACGGGTTGTTGCGGCCGCTCATGTGCTTCCCGCTACCGCTCTCCAGCCGCCACTGCGCAGCCACCAGCTCTGGGTAACGGCTGCCGTACTTCCTGGCCGCGGCCTCGATGCCACCCCAGGTGTTGTCAATGTCCCCCTCGCCCCGCCAATCACCAACCCATACAGCTGATTCCGCCAGCAGGCCAGGGTCTGCCTGTTTGATGTGCTGGCCGAGCTTGATGACACTCTTCTTCTGGTGAGGTAGCCCCTTGTAGTGCTCCCAAAACTGCAGCCACCGCTCATCGGTGAACTGCACATCCTGTATCGGCATCATGGAGTTAGCTCTCCACCCATGTAACCGTGGCCGATCTCGCAAAGGAACTCGAGGAGCTCCACACCTCTGTTGTCCGCGCAGTACGCGAGCGCATCGACAAAGGTGGATATGACGATGAGGGCAACCTCAAACCCACCAGCAACGACGATCTGCGCGTTGCGCTGCAGCTGCTCAAGCAAAACAGCGTCACCGCCAACTTGGCCGAAAGCGACACGAGCAAACTGCGCTCAAGGATGGCCAGCAAGCTCGACTTCTCTGCACTCAAGGAGAAGGGCAACGTGGTGCCAATGGTGCGCTCAGACGACGCTGCTACCGCGTGACACCGCCATAGGCCTTGCCCTTCGGCGTGGGTTTCCAGCCCATTGCTAAGGCGTCGATACTGGCTCCTGTCTCATCAAACCAGGCTTGCCGCATCGTCTCCTCGAGCTCATCCTGACGGGCGGCCTTGGCTTTCTCCTGATCCTGGGCAGCAGCATCAGTGAAGAACTTGACACCCAACGCCAGCGCGTCGATCCGATCGTCAAAGGTCAGTGAACCCCGGTCCACCGTGATGCGGCTGAGCTGATACATCAACGAGCGCTGGTGGCCTGTTTCTGGATCACGCTCGGCATCGTGATAATCACGCCGGATCAGTTCAGAGCTCACCACCAGCCGGTGCTGCTGGACCAGGGGGGCGAGGGTATCGACGATGCGGCGTTCCTTCTGCTGGCTGACACGCACCTCCTCGATGGACACCGGATGCACCTTCGCCATCGCCGGTGACAGCAGAGCGGTGAACATGCCGTCGCCCATGTTGCTCTCCGCCACGCAGTAGTTCACCTGCCAGCGCTTGGCCCGGCTGGCCAACATCGTCAACACCTCCGGCTCATACCCCCGTGTGGTGCCGCCCGACTCGAGCAGGAAGAAGTTGCCGTTCAGCTCTGCAATCACGGCCCAGGCCAGCTCATCACTGCCGCGGCCGGATGGGTCAATCGCCAACACGCAGCGCCACGTCTCCTCCTGCGGCACCCAGCCATTCACCACCGCCGGACGGTGGTAATAGCGATCAGCCCCCAGGCCGACGCACAAGAGATCCTGGATGCGCTGGTCAGGCCCTGAGGCCCACACCACCACCTCCGGCAGAGCCTTGCCGTCAAGGTCCATCACCAGCAGATCACCCAGGCGGATCGGGTAACGATCCAGCGTGCTGAGCCTGCAGTTGAGCTGGTACTGCAGCTGCACGGCAGCCCGTGTCATGCGCGTTTCGCGCTTCAGCAGCTCGTGATGACCAAAGCGCTCAGGGTCCGTGGGATCCCCCGCTAGGGCCGGGTTGCCCTGCACCGCCTCAGCGATCTCTGGTGAGAGGTTCCCCTCGTAGCAATCCCAGTCATCCGGGTCCGATGGGTCCGGGAAGCGTGCCGGCCAGAACCGAATCGAATAGTTCCGTTCACGCACCAGGCGTAGGTACAGCGAACTCTCGAGGTGCGGAGTTCCCAGATACCGGATCTGTCTTGGGAAGATCTGACGTAGGCCCGCCTGGGTGTAATCCCTAGGTGCCTCAGGATCAAACCCCGGGTCATCGGGCTTGATGATCGCCTCGAGCTCGGTGACGGCCTGTGCCAGGCGTTCCTGCTTCAGCGGCGTGATCGAGTTGTTCAGCGTCTCGATGTCGTCCGGTAGCGCCAGGGTGCAGCGCTTGCCGGTCAGCGATGGCGACAGGATTCCCACAGTGCGGACACTGGGGCTCTGGTCGATCACGGCTGGCCCCACATCAAAGGCCTTGATCGAGGACCGGCCATCAGGCCGCGGCTCGAGGCAGCGCAGGATGTCTACGTCGCGGATGCAGCGGGCCATGAAGGTGGCCACCTCCTCTGCTTTCTCGGCCGTAGCCGCCGGGATCAGGATCTTCTCCGTGAAGGGGTCATGGCGCAGCCGCCAGAGGGCGTAGCCACCGGACTCAAAGCTCTTGCCCAGCCCCCGGTAGGCGGTGGTGATCGAACGGTCGGGACCGGTCTCGAGCCAATGCGCGACCTCGAGCTGTCTGAGGGTTGGCGTGTCGGCCAGGTTCAGCTCCCGCAGCAGGTAGCAGAGAAAATGCGGGAAGGGCCAGAGTTCAGGCGGGAGGGGATCCCAACGCATCAAGAGAGCCCCCCTACATCCAAGGACGCAGAAGGGCTCTCCCAACAACCACCACCAGCCGCAATGACTGGTAGTGAACCTCCCAGCACCACCTGGGTTGGCACCGCAACCTTAGCCGTCAACCCAGGCCTCATTCACTTGCGGCGTCTCAGCTTTATCACCTTCGAACTCGCCCTGCTTGTTCCGCGCCCGTGCCTTTGCGGTCTTCGGCGTTGGGGCAGGGCAAGCACCTCCACAAGGCGCTGCCAGAGCGGCTTCAGCAGCGGCCACAACATCTTCAGGGACATCACTTCCGTAGTGTTGAAGGCCAAGACGAATCCGCTCGTCGTTAGTGAGATACATGCGTGGAGAGCAGATAAGAGAAGGCTACCCAGATAGCAGATGTCATTCCAGTGAATCGGTGAACTGCTGCCAAAGATGGCCGCGGCGTTGAGGGCCACCAACAGCAGCGAGATAGGGGTTGATGAGGAAGTAGGCCTCACCCGTCGCGCGATTGACAACACGCGAGATCAGGAGTTGTTTGCGCAGCCTGCTGATGGAGGCACGGCAGTTGCTGTCAAGGATGCCGAGCTGGGCTGCCAGGCCGCTTGGGGTGATCTGAGCACGACCGCTACGCCAGTTGACGTTGCCCAGCAGTGCAACCAGGACAGCGAGGTCTCTCGGCTGCAGCTGCTTGCTCTTGACGGCAAAGACCGCTTTCTCGCAGAGCTCCTCCGGGAAGACCATCACGAAGTTCTCGGACGTGTTTTGTCTAGGGTTCATCCAGTCAGTACCGGTGATGCTGACGGACCCGACTCCTAGGAGTGAACTCCTAGGTGTGACACTGCCCCCTCTGACCGCAACTCAGTGGGGGCAACGGGTCTTGCCTTCCCAATTAAGCACTTTTCCATACACAGGTGGAGTACACCCCTTCTCGCCACACCCCCTCCTATCCCCCACTCTGATCTCTCTACTGGTAAGAGATCGAAAGCCAAGGACACACAGGCCGACCTGCGACACCCGCCTGCCCCCTTGGTTTTTTTCGCCAGTACCCAATTTCCATTTTTGGGTCGCGTCTTGTGGGGGTGTGTCCCTGACGCGCGCCGGGCAAGACCCCCCGTGGCCCCCTGTTCGCCTCCTGTGGGCTGCTGGCGGGGCGGCAGGTGTCTTCCCCTAGGCGAGACAGCGGGAGGCCCTTGCTGGCCCTTCTGGGGGCCTGCTGCGCGGTGTGGCTGCAGCGGGGCCGGGTGTGGGCAAGGCTGGCCCTGGTGGTGGCTGGTGTTCTTGCGGATTGCTGATCCGCTGGCCGTGGTGGTGGCGAGATGGTGGGCCCGGTGGGTGACCTTTCCTCTCGTGAGAATGGTCCTCATTCCCATTCCCAAGGCCCTGGCAGGTGGCCCTGCTGGGGAGTGTTGAGCCCTGGGTCTTATGAAGATTTGTTACAGACAACGACTGACGCCACCACCCCAAATCCTCCACCCATGGAGAGAACGTGCTAGGACGTGGGGACTGTTCTCCACCTGTGGGGAATGGGCCAACAACCACCACCACCAGACAAATGACGATCACCACCGAACTGATGACGGCAAGCGCAGGTGAGCTGCAGGCGCTGCACCGTGCGAGCGCTTGCGCTGCTGTGGCCTGCCTACCTGCGCAGGTGCTCTACGTGGCTGCGCAGTTCGCCAGCAGGGATGAGACGAAGCAAGCGCTGCAGCTGGTGAGCGTGCGGCGCTCTGGCGACGCTCAGATCACGATTGAGAGCACTGATGGGCATCGGGCCTTCCGCTTCCGGCTGCCTGCTGGCGAACACTGGTACCTGGTGCCCGATCAGGTGCTGATCAGCGCTGCAGCACTGCGCAAGCGCATCAGCTATGGGCACTGGGCGGTGCTGCGCGATGACGGCGTTGTGGAGGTGCTCGGCGGCCGTATCGCCAAGGGCGGCAAATTCCCTCCCGGCGATCTGATCGAGGCCAGGCCCTGGAAGCACGAGGCCGACTGCTACCAGTTCCCGCACCTCGATCAGCTCTGGCCCGATCGCTTCACCCATCAGCCGAATGCACCGATCGCATGGAACGCCAGCTATCTGGGCCAGTTCCTGACTGAGGTGAGTCGCTACAGCCACAACGGCGTTGTGCGCATGGAGTGCAACGGGGCCCACAACCCGATGGTGTTCGCCTGCAGCTGCGAACTGCCGGGCCTGGATGGCTGCGAGCTCGAGTACCTGCTGATGCCGGTTCAAATCCGTAAGTGACGGCTGCACTGAGGGCCTACGGGCCTTCTCTGCAGCCCTCACGGCTGCCCAACAACAACCACCACCACCGCCACCAATGGCCACCACCACCACCACCACCAAGGCCCGCAAGACGTACGACGGCCCCACAGCTGAAGAGAAGCTGTGTGAAGCCCTGGTGCAGCTGCTCGAGCAGGGCACCAACCCATGGCGCCGAGATTGGGCACAACACGGCCACCAGGGCCAACACCGCAACCTGATCACCGGCCAGCCCTACCGGGGCAGCAATCCGGCATTGCTCGAGATGTGGGCAGCCTGCCGCGGGTTCTCCCTGCCGTTGTGGCTGGGTAGCGCTCAAGCCAAGGCAGAGGGCTGGCACCCTCGCAAGGGCTCAAAAGGCTGCTACGTGCTGCGGCCACAGCTGAACAAGCGCGAGCAGCAAGACGAGCAGGGCAAGCCCGTCACCGGCCCGGATGGTTCGCCGCTGGTGGCTGCCTGGGTCTCGTTCAAACCGGTGTGCGTGTTCAACGTGGCCGACCTGGTGGGCAGCACACCAGAGGCCCAGCAGGCCCTCGAGGCCCGGATTGCCGCGGCCGTGGGCGCTGTGGTGGTGAAGCCTGAACCGCTACGGCTGGCCAGGGCTGAAGAGGTCCTAGGGGCCTGGCCGGTGCCCACCACCTGGGCCGGTGATCGCGCCTTCTACAACTCCGGCGCTGATCAAATCACGATGCCCACCAGGGCCCAATTCGAGACCGCCGAAGGCCTCTACGCCACCTGGGCGCACGAGCAGGCCCACAGCACCGGCCACAGCAGCAGGCTCAACCGCAAGCTCGGCACCGGCCACGGAACCGCGGACTACGCCAGGGAAGAGCTGGTGGCTGAGCTGGCCGCCTTCCTGATCTGTAACCGGCTCGAGATCAGCAGCAGCACCGAGAACCACGCGGCCTACCTGGCCAGCTGGGCCGGTGTGCTGCGCGAGGGCCCAAAGGTGCTGTTTAAGGCCCTGGGCCAGGCCTCAGCCGCGGCCAATGCCATCTGCGGCCCTGACGTAGAGGCCGACGCCTGACGCCTGCCCGGGCACCTTCCGGCGCCTTGCCGGTGGTGCCCCTGCAGGCCTCGGCCTGTCACAACAACCACCACCAACACCGTGAAACTCTCTGATTTCTGCACGCTCGTGGTGCTCGGCTGGGGCCTGCTGGCCCTCGCATGGCCTCAGCCGCAGCCGCCGCGGCCAACACCGCAACGCCTGGCCAGCCCCATCAGCGCAGTGCAGCCAGCACCGCAGCCGATCCCGGATCGCAGCACCCTCACCGCCTTCCCGGGCCCCTGATCCCTGCCCGCGGCCGGGCCCTGGTGCTCGGCCACCTGCAGGGCTCTGCCCTGTATCCACCGAGGAGACCCTATGGAACCTCTCTCGCTTCGTGACCGCCTGGCCCGTGCCAAACGATCGCCCGCGCGCATCACGATCACCATCAGCTACGCACTGCACCAGAGGCTGTTGAACACAGCACTCGATCAGGGCCGCAGCTTGTCCAACCTCTGCGCTCACGTGCTCGAGGTGGGGATGCCTGCCACTGACTGATGGCCATCGGGCAGCGCCTTGCCGGTGCTGCCCTTTTCAACAACCACCACCCATGCCGACACTGACGACAACAACTCACCACCAGTGCAGACCTGTGCTGCAACTCTCCATCTCTGCAGATGAAGCGGCCCTGATCGCTGATCTGCTCAAGCCCAGAACACACCTGCTGATCGAGCTGCTCGAGCTGCAGGTGCAGCACTGCCCTCAAGGCTGCGCGGATTGGGCCGACACCGCTGATGCCCTGGCTGTTGCCAATGCGGCACTGATCAAGGTGCGCAACGCCCAGCAGCAGGTGGCGGCATGAACACCACCAACCTGGCCGGCTTCCTTGGTGCCCTGCGCCAGAAAAACAGGGCGGTGCCGATCAACGCCGCCGAGGCCCTGCTGCTGATCGCTTCCGGAATCGACAACATCCCCGACCTGCAACGAGCCATGCGGGACGCCGACGGCAACGCCCTGCCGCCGGCCACCATCAGCCGGCTGATCTCTTTGCTGAGGGGCCGCGCTCGCTACAGCCAAGGCGCCTGGGTGGAAAGCCCCTATTCGCTGCTCGATGTGAGGCCGCACCCTCATCGCCGCGGCCTGCAACTGCAGCTGAGTGAGGCGGGAGAACAGCTCATCCGCAACTATTTCGGGCAGTACGATTGTACTAAGCCCCTAGGTGTTCAGCTATCCACCTGCGACGAGAAAAGCCAGTGTCTATCTGCTTGATTGCCTCTATCGAAATCCCTGCAGGCCAGTGCAGGCACGGGCTTTCGCTGTATGTCGAGACCATCGGCAGGCAAAAGCGCGTATGGCTCCACCAGTGCCACACTCCTAGGAGTCGCAAGCGTTTTGGCCCATGGATCTACGTCAGCTGGAGAGGGCTCTGGCTGCTTTCTCCGTTCTCAGCCCAACCCAGTTCCCCATCCACCACGCCCAAGTCTTTCTGGTCGTGGCCGCCCAGGGGCGCTGCACCTACGAACAGCTGGAGGAGACCTTGAACCTCTCCAACTCCACCGTGTCCCGCACCGTTCACGCCCTGGGCGACAAGCACCGCAAGGGATACGACGGCCATGGCCTGCTCGAGACCTTCAAGGATCCCGATGAAGGCCGCCGCTTCATGGTTCGCCTGACCGCCAAGGGCAAGGCCTTGGTCAGGCAACTCGAGGGCATCTGAGCCCAATCCTCACAACAACCACCACCACCAGACCCATGACAGGAAGCATCCGCAAGGTTGCCGATGGCTGGGTTGCCGATGTCACCGTCAACGGCACCCGCCGCACAGGCAAATGCAAAACCAGAGCCGAGGCCCTGGCCCGTAAGCGCGAGCTGCTTGAGCTGCTGCTGCAACGCGAGGCCAAGCCATCAGCCACGCCACCGTTCACCCTCAAGGAGGCCCGGGCGCTGTCGATGCGCATCCGCTGGGCTGGCACTGCCTACGAGCGCACCGCTGCCATCTACAGCCGCGAGGCCGTTGAGTTCTTCGGTGATTACTTCCCTGTCACCGACGTGACCGCTGCCCTTGTCGATGGCTGGCGTCAGAAGCTGCAGGCCAAGGGCAACAGGCCCAGCACCATCAACAAGAAGGTGGCTGCCATCCGGGCCATGCTCTCCGATGCCCACCTGCACGGGCACCTGCAGGAACTGCCGCGGATGCCTCAGCAGATGCGGCTGACCAACACTAAAGACCGGGTGATCAGCGATGAAGAGCGCGATCGCTTCTGTCATTACTTTCGCCAGATCGGAGAGCCCGCCGCGGCCGATCTGATGGTGTTCCTGCTCGAGACCGCCTGCCGGTGGGGTGAGGCCGAGCGTCTTAAAGGTCAGGACGTGGATCTGGTGAAGGGGCGCGTCACCTTCTGGGCCACCAAGAACGGCAAGCCCCGCTCAGTGCCGCTCACCCGCCGTGCCATCGAGGCCCTCGAGGGACAC